GGGTGGCATTGTTACAAATCTCCCGGGAAAATTAGCGATAATTAGTGATAATTAATAAGAAAACATGTTTATAAAAAGGAAAACTACCATGAAAGGCGTTGAAAATGGCGAAAACTAAGATGAAAAGAAACAAATACAATACTGTAATTGTTCCAAATTTTCAGAAAATTAAAGATGAACGCGCCAAAGGTGCGTCACTAGACGATTTAGCTGACATGCTCGAATGTTCAACAGCATCGTTGTACAGGTGGCGTAATGAACACAAAGAGTTTGGTGAACTGTTGGATGAAGCTGAACAACAACTTTACTCAAAAATCGAAGCAACAGCTACACACAGTCTGTTGGACAAACTTAAAGACCGAATGATGATTGTTGAACAGCAAATAGTTGATGGAAACATTGTTAAAGAGGTTAGGAAGCTTGTTAAAGCCGATACTACAGCTGTAATTTTTGCGTTGAAAGCACGTAACCCGGAAAAATGGGATTCTATTGCTGTTGCTAAGCTTGAAACAGAAGACGAGTCTAACAACCTTAACAATCAAATTCTTGATGCGTTGCAAAACTATAACACTAATAAAGAGGTAAAATAAAATGGCAAATTATTACGATTTTAAAAATTCACATTTAGGTGGTTTTTACGATAAAGACGGTTGGTATAGCGCCCAATGCTGGGACGGCTACGCAGAATACTGTACTTGGTTAGGTGTTCCTTACGCTAACTGTACAGCTACGGGTTACGCTTCAGATATTTGGACACAACGACAGTATAACGGTGTTTTAAATTACTTTGATGAAGTCGAAGTGATGCAGCCCGGAGATGTAGCTGTGTTTCCTGTGACTGGTTCGACACCGCTAACACACATTGCGATTTTTGATTCGGACATTGATGGCACGCAAGGTTGGTTCCTTGGTCAAAACCAAGGCGGTGCATCTGATGGTGTTGGTGCAGCATTTAATTTAGCGGTGTTACCGTATAGTGCTACTTACCCAACAGCATTTAGACCAAAACAATTCGCAAACTCTACACCAGCTCCCGCGCCAACACCTGATGTTCAACGACCTGATAGTCGCTGGATTCAAGAAGACGGTACATTTACATCAGCGTACGCTATTTACGCACGTTTAAATGGGCCTGATACTAACAACGAAAGCCCATTCATGTTCCCAGCGGGCTCAGAGATTCGTTACGACGCTTACTGTCATGCGAATGGATACGTTTGGATTCGTCAACCACGTAGTGAGGGTGGATACTGGTACATCCCGACCGGCGACTCGAATGGTTCTGTTCGAACTGATGTTGCTTGGGGTTCATTTCAATAATTAAGCGGGCTTCGCCCGTTTTGTTTTAAGGGGGCTTCGCCCCCTACGCGCTTCGCGCTACCCCCAAAAGGAAACATGAATAAGATGATGAGGTGAGTAGTGAAATATTTAAATGAATTGTTAGAACATGATGAAAAATTAGGGGTTCGACACAGTAAATCTATTTTACGAGCGTTTGAAAAGCATCGTCGAATTCATCAACGAGCTCTTGATGGTGTGTACAAGTACAAACCTGAAGTAGTTGAACAAGCTATAAAGTTTGTTGAAAACGAATTTTACAAAACGACAGGTGTGTTGGAATTGATTCAACTTCAACCAGCGCAAAAATGGTGGTTCGAATTGTGGTTTGGATACTACACAGAAAACGATGACATTTTAATCAATGAGACATTTTTAAATATTATTCGTGGTGCTGGAAAATCAACCATCATGGCTGCTGTAGAAATGTTTTGGATGATGTTTGGTGGTTCGTTTGGTGGTGAATCGCTTGTAATAGCTTTTGATAATAATCAGGCTGAACACGTGTTCGGACAAGTTAGAAATCAAATAACGAGCGGTTCAGGTTTGTTATCGAAACTTGGTGAAAGTGGGTTGTTGAAAACAACAAAATCAGGTATTAGATTTTTACCAAATAAAAATGAATTCAAGAAACAAACAAATGACACAGACCGAGCACAAGGTGGTAACACATCGTTAAACATTTTTGATGAGGTTCACGTATATAAATCAGATATTGTCACAGCTGTAAACAAAGGTTCTCGTGCAAAACAAGATAGCTGGCGTTCGATATACATCACATCTGGTGGTTTGACTAGAGGTCACTTGTACGATAAAATGATTGAACGTTTTAAATCAGACGCAGAGTTCGAATCTGACCGTTCGATTGGTTTGATTTATCAGTTAGATTCTGAATTAGAAGTAACTGATGAGAAAAATTGGTCAAAAGCTGCTCCGATGATATACGAGGGTCTGCCAAAAATAGAGACAGTTCGTGAAGAGTATCAATTAGCTAAAGGAGACCCTGCGTTACAAATACAATTCCTGGCGTATAACATGGGTGTTGCGATGAATTCAATTGACAAATACATCTTGGAGTCGGAGGCTGCGATGACAGATTACGATTTTGATGATGTTTGGTTTGGAGCCGATATCGTAGCAGGTATTGACATGTCAATTGTTGGAGACTTGACAGCGCTTACGTTCGTTACCGAAAAAAATGGAATCATGTATACGCACACTGAAGCGTTGGGTTCCAGAAACACGTTGGGTAAACTTAGTGAGCAAGTAGCTAAACAACTTGAACACATGCCAAACCTCACAATAACTGAGGGTGCTTATATTACAGCAGATGACGTATTTGACGTGTTTAGAAATTTCGTAGAAACACACAACTGTAATCCATTATTTATCGGATACGACAAGTATCAATACCACATGTTGAAAGATTTGATTGATGATTACTTTTTTGACGTTGATGGAGATAGACAGCAATCAATAAGACAAGGTTTTGCGTTATCTGACGTAATCAAATTGATGAAAGATAAGCTTGCTGATAAATCATTGATTCACAATTCCCCATTGTTGCGTTGGAGTTTGTTGAATTTCGCTGTTAAAGTCGGTTCGAGTGGTGATTTGATGCCGATGAAACTCAACGAAAACGAAAAGATTGACCCTGTAGTTGCGTTAATCATGGCGTTACAAACAGTGATAATTAAAGGTATTTAAAATGAACTTTAAAGATTTTCTAGAAACAATTTGTAAAGGTTTTGAACAAGCGTTTGAAACCTTTCGTGAAATTTTCACATTTAAAAAAAGTGAAAAGTTAAAAAAAGTGACTAAAAACATCCTCTACGGAATATCAGATGTGCTTGATAATGTTTCTAACGCGTTTTACTACGTTAGTGATGTTGTTATTGTCATTTTTGCATTAGTGTTAATTATTTTGATGCTTTTACGTGTTTTTGACATTTATTTGTAACAAAAAAACTACGCTCACATTTGCAAAATGTTTGAAAATGTGATATAATACTCTTAGATAAAAAACTCTAAGAGGTAAGAAATGAACGAGATTTGGCTTAAATTAGCAAACTTAAAACCAGCTGACTATTCTGTGTTAATGTTTATTTTCATGTGTGTTGATTTGTGGGCAGCAATTATATTGAGTGTGAAACGCGGTTCATTTGTTTCGAAACGATTAATAAAAGGTGCTCTTTTCAATTTACTTATTGTCATGTTACCGTTGGTTGTCGCAATACTGTTTTATCTGCTACCGACTGGTGAGTTCTTGACGGTTGACCGCAGTTACGGTCAAGTTATTTCAGCTGTTGTGTGTTTACTTTACGTATCATCATCAACCGTGTCAATAATTACGAATTACAGTGCTGCAAATCCTGAAGCTTCGAATTTTTTAGCTCGTTTTGCTCGTAAATATTTACCAAACGAACTTTTAGCTAAAGAAGTAAAACACACATTTGATGCTCCAATTCAACCTGAACAACAACCAATCACACAAGGTGAAACTTACAGCACTCAAGAAGCAAGTGATTTGAGCGATTTACCAGACGTTTTGGAATTGATTAAACAAGAAGAAAATGAAAACAAATGATTATTTAGTCGACGCAGACATCGAAACAACAGGTGTTCGTGGTACAGGGTTTTACGAAGACAATAAATGGTTAAAAGTTCGAGATTCAATTAGAATTAGAGACAAAATGACTTGTAAATCGTGTGGTCAACCAATACTTGGTCGTAGTATCGTTGACCACATTGAACCCTTGACATTGGCTAACCTGCACAATTGGGATATTGCTTATAATCCTGATAATTTACAGCTGTTGTGTATAACATGTCACAATTATAAGACATTTTCTAAAACAAAAAAAGCGACGAACAGGTGGTGAAAATGGGAATTTTTCAAAACTTGCGACAAAGATTTACGCAAGGAACATTAAACAAAGAAACGATGCAAGTATCGTGGACTGAAAGTTCAGCCAAATACACATCAACATTCATGATGTCTGTTAATGCTTTTGTGGCGCGTGAATTTTCGAAATTAGACATTGACCATCGAATTTTCAAAAAAACTGGAGACAAATACTTAGTAACAGACAAACTCGGTTCAGATATTTTTGAAGTATTGAACTTCTCACCGAACGGTTACCGAAATAACACTGAGTGGAAGCGTGAAATTGTCAAACGATTAATGAGCGGAATTCCTGTTTATCTGTTTCCAAAACGCTCAAATGGTCGATTAGAATCATTAACATTCACGAGTGTTGAAGAGTATCAAAAACATCCAGATGATATCATTGTGTTGACATCTCCGATTCACGTGTCAACTAACGCAACATTGTACGATAACATTTTAACATCAATTGGTCGTCAATTAAGTACGAATGATGTTAAAGCGTATTTGAAAGTAAATGCGAATATCAAGTCAATTGATAGTGACGGTAGCGCTTTCGTAGCTGAAGCTAAGAAACAATTAAAAATGTTTCAAGAAGTTGGTTCTTACAACGGTATTGGTATCATTGATGGTAAAGCTGATTTGGTTGAGTTAAATAACACTTATAGTTCATTACCACAAGAATCTATTGATATCATTAAACGTGAAATTCTAAATGGTTACGGTTTTTCAGAAAAACTGTTAACTGGTGAATACACAGAAACCGATTATAAAAACTTTTTCAACAATGTTCTTAAACCGATTGTAAAAGAATTTGAAAATGAATTAACGTATAAATTGTTAACAACAAACGCACGTGTGAACACGGGTGATAAAAATTCATTTGAACGTATTTTTGTATCGAGTGATTTGATGAAATTCGCAACTGTTTCAGAATTGATTAAATTATCTGAATCGAACACGAATGGTGCGTTTCTTACTGTTAATGAAATCCGACAGTTGATGGGATTTGACCCAATTGACGGCGGAGATGTGTTTAGAACAAACTTGAACTCACAAGAAATCTCTTACGACAAAAACAATGAGGTGAAAAATGAGTCTTAATATTACAAAACAATTACTTGAGGGTCGCCCAGAAGCTCCTGCTGAATTATACAATGGGAAACGTATCATCGTTATCCACAATACAGCGACGTTTGGAGCTGATGCAAAGACCGAAAACGCTTACTTCCAAAACAATTGGGAAAATGCTCAATCATTCGTACATGCCTTTGTGGATTGGCATGGAGATGTTTACGAACATGCTGAATTTGGATACACAACGTGGGGCGCCGGATACGTAAACAAGTACGCGTTTTTACAAGTCGAACAATGTCTATCGAATTTAGATGATGAAAATCAAAAATCAGCTGATAATGTAGCTCAATACGTTGCTGAAAAAATGAAACAAAGCGGATACGCATTTGATGAGTTTCAATTAATCAGCCACGCTGATGCGTCACGTGATTTCGGTGGTACTGACCACACGGATACGATTGTTGGTATCACATGGGATGATTTCTTATCACGTGTTAAACGGTACTATAATGGTGAAACTGTTGTGAATGAACAGCCTAAACAGGTTGAGGAGGTGAAACCAGCTAACGCTGGTACCTTTCAATGCTCGTACAACATTAAAGCTCGGTGCGACGGCCCAGACACAGGAAACCAATTGGCTTACACATTTAAAAAAGACGATTACATCAAATTCGACAGACGATTACTTGCGAACGGACACGAATGGATTTCCCAGCCTCGTGCTGATGGGACTTATTGGTATATACCTGTTCGTGAGATTAATAACAAAGATTATTGGGGGTCATTTTAAGAAATGAACAAACAAGAATTCAAAGAACAAACGAAACAAGTGTTTGGTGATGGTAAACAAATCACAAAACAATCATTTGATACGTTGATTGATAACATTGTTGAGGTTGTTCCGGATACTACAGCGTCTAGTGGTAAACAAGTTGTGTTATCATCAGACACTCAATCAAAAGTTGGTACACAAAATGAAACTCTATCGCTCACAGATACTGGTTTCGGTTTAGAATTATCTAGTGCACCGTTTACAAATGCGAATTCACGTATTTTCCATGTAGCGCGTAGTGTTGAAAAAAATGAAAATGGTGACGTAAATGAAGAAAAGGTTCTTGTTCAACATTATTTAAACGGAACATCACGCACATTTGATTTAGAAATTTCAAAAGAATTAGTTACTCAAATAGTGTTACCACATCTTGCAACATCACGCGAAGTCGTTTCAAACGGTTCTGTGCTCGTATCATCACACACTGGTGCGCCAACTGAGTTGTTGTTGATGGGTGGGTATCCTCAAATGATGGTGACGTTAAAAGTTTTGTTTGAGCCGTATCAAAATGACTACGACGCGTCTAAAAAATCAAAACATGCAGGTAAACTAACGGTTGCCGGTGTTAAACCAATTGCTCAAAATCAATTTCACGGGTTTGGACAAACTCCACCGTCTCACATTAAGGCTCCTGGTTCAGTTTACACAGACTTGAGCGCCACAAATGGTCTTATTTCACAAGTTTACGACGGCAAACGTTGGCGTGTTTTATCTGGTGACACTGGTTGGGTTAAATTACAAGCAACATCACTAGTTAATGGATACAATGTTTACGTTCGTCGTGTTAACGATACTGTTACGTGGTCATTTGGTCGCGAATATAATGAGAATCGCTTACTTGTTGAAGCGAGTAATTCCTCGAAATTCCTACGTGGTGATAAAAGTTCAACTGGTGTGATTTCAGCACAAGAGAAACTGAAAACTGCTGTTATTGTTGATGTTGGGAAATTACCAAAAGGATTTAATCCACAACGTGTTGTGTACGATACGTTTAAACTGTATAACAATGCATCAAATGCGCGCGGAACAATCATCGTTGCTGACGGTCTGTTTTGTACATCTGATGCAAACAGCTGGTGGAACGCTAATGCGTTGTTACAGATGGGTAACATTTCTTACGTGACCGACACTGATTGGCCGGAGAAAATTAATTAGTTTATAAAAAATTTATAAGAGGTGACGAAATGTCAAAAGCAGAAGAATTTAAAAATGCGCAAACGCCGCGTTGGCAAGATGGTCAATTAGCCAATGGGGCTAATTTCCAACAACTGATTGAGGCGATTGCAGCGTTGGTTGAAGAAACAAAAGCAGAAGCTGTTCGTGAAGCAAGTCAAGCCGCAGGCTCAGGATACACAGATACGCAGGCTAAAACTATCGTGAAAAATTTCTTAGACACATTAACAGATTATCAAGAAACCCAAATGTACAAAGGTTTCAACACAGCACTTGAACAAGTAAATCAAAATCTCAATGGGTTTGTCGGTAAGAATCAACTCGAATCGCTTGTAGAACCGATTATTGAAAAGTTCAAAACCGAAGGTTTGTCTCAAGCTGTAGCGAACGCTGTGTTAGAACAATTGAAATCAATTGTCAAACTTTCAATCACAGCCTACAGTGTAAGTGGAGATACATTAACATTGTACGATTTGAGCGATAGTTCAACGCAATACACAATCACATCCGGTTCACAATACTTAGCTTCAACATCTGAGAAACTTGTAGCAACACCAATCGCTGTAGATAAATCATTGGTTGAACTAGTACGTCCAGACGGCGCTCGTCTTGTATTCAACGTAAATGAACGTTCAGTTAAACCTG